TTTATGTATTAAATCAACTATTATATTTGTATTTAATGAATATTGTCCAAACCTGTGTATAAAAAAATAATTAATATTAAATATACTTCCCCTCTTTAACTGGCTGCTAAATAGGTTTGGACACTTCTTCAGCACGAAGTTTTTAGAGGGGATTTAATTTTTTTATGGAATATATTATTTCAATTTTTAAAAACAAAAATGATGTAAATACTGTTTACAATCGTAATGTTCAAGTTTTTTTTGATAGGATTAAGAATGGAAATAATAAAGATATTATTAATCAAATAAGAACTGAAAAAGATAAAAAAAATGCAGATTTAATAAAAAGTAAATTACCAGCAGCAACTTTTGCTGGTACATTTAAACAAAGAAATGCACAAAATCTTTTAGAATTATCAGGACTTACTTGTTTAGATTTTGATTATTTTAAAACTAATGATGATGTTTTAAAATTTAAAGAAAAAATTAAACAGGATAAATTTGTTTATGCTTGTTTTATTAGTCCATCCGGAAAAGGATTAAAGGTAATTGTTAAAATACCTAAAGAAGTTGAGAATTATAAAAAATATTACAAAGCAATAACTGATTATTTTCTATGTGAAAATTCAGATTTAAAAACTCATGATTTACCCAGATTGTGTTTTGAGTCTTATGATCCTGATTTATACATTAATGAGCAGTCAGAAGTTTGGGATAAATTACCTATAATAGATATAACAACTTTATCATCACAAAAAATAGAAGTTAAAGAACGCTCAGAGGTTAAAATAATTGAGCGCATAATGAAATGGTGGGAAAAAAAAGAGCCATTCATTATAGGTAAAAGAAATGGTAGTATAGTTGTATTAGCTGATGCTTTTAATAGATTTGGAATTGCAGTAGATGTTGCATTGCATATTTGTTTAAAATATGAACAGATAGATTTTAAAAAAGAAGAAATTATAAAGATTGTTGAAAATGCTTATTCTAAATTAGATAGACATAATACTTCTTATTTTAATGATGATGAAACTAAACATAATATTAAAAGTGATATTAAAAGTGGTAAGTCAGAAAAAGAAATAAAAGATAAATATAAAAATATATCACATCAAGAAATTGAAAATACAATTTTATCAATAAAAGAAAATTTAAACAATTCAGAATATTGGACTTATACAAAAAAAGGTACAATAAGTTTATCACATCATAGGTATAAAGAATTTTTAGAAACAAATAATTTTTTAAAATATTACCCTAAAGGATCAGATAATTTTGTATTTGTTAAAGTGAATGAAAATATAATTTCTGATGTAAATGCTAATCACATAAAAGACTTTATTTTAAATGATTTACAAAAAAGAGAAAATATAGGTGTAGGGCCTTTTGATTTTATGGCTAATGCTACAAAATATTTTAAAGATGATTATCTTTCATTTATTAAAACTGCCGAAATTAATCTAAAAGAAGATACTAATGATGAATCTTATATTTATTATAAAAATTGTTGTTTACAGATTAAAAAAGGTAATAATAAAGTAAAACAAATAGATTACATAGATTTAGATGGGTATGTATGGAAAAATCAAATAATAAACAGAGATTTTGAAATTATTGATTATAATGATAGTGAATTTAAAAAATTTCTTTGGCTAATATCTGGACAAAATAATGAAAGATTTATGTCTTTAGTATCTGTTTTAGGTTATTTAATGCACTCCTACAAAACTTCAGCTACTAATAGAGCAATTATATTTAATGATGAAACTATATCTGATAACCCTAATGGGGGATCCGGTAAAGGTATTTTTTGCAATGCTTTATCTAAAATAAAAAGAACTATTTTTTTAGATGGTAAACAATTTGAATTTAATAAATCATTTGCTTATCAAACAGTTTCAGCAGATACGCAAGTATTAGTATTTGATGATGTTAAAAAGAATTTTGCTTTTGAAAATTTGTTTAGTTTAATAACTGAGGGTATAACTTTAGAAAAGAAAAATAAAGATGCTATTAAAATTCCAATTTCTAAAAGTCCAAAAGTAGTTATTACTACTAATTATACTATTGGAGGTATTGGTGGATCTTTTGAACGTAGAAAATTTGAAATTGAATTAAGTAGTTATTTTAATTCTAAACACACTCCAGTTGATGAATTTGGACACATGCTATTTGATGATTGGGATGAAAAAGAATGGTTAAAATTTGATAATCTAATGGTATATTGTTTACAATATTATTTAGATAATGGATTAGTTAAATCTAATTATCAAAATTTAGAAGTAAGAAAATTTATAAAAGAAACTTCTTATGAATTTTATGAATGGGTTAATGATGGAAATATAACGGAATCAATAAGATTGTATAAATCAACTTTATTTTCTGATTTTCAACAGGAATATCCAGATACAAAAAAATATCTATCACAAAAAAGATTTAATAATTATTTAAAGTCTTATGCTTTATTTAATAAATTAACATCTAATGAGGGTAGAGATTTAGTAGGTAGATACATTCAATTTAATTAATATGAAAGCATTAGAAAAAAAATTTAAGGAAAATAAATTTTTAAAAACAAATAGTGAATATTTTAAACCAGCTAATTTAGTTTTAAAATTAAAACCATTTAACGGTGCAGCATCTTTTATATCGAGAGATTATATTTGCTGTGAATGTAGTGAAGTTGTTAAATATCCATATCATGAACATTTTTATGATTGTAAAAGAGATAAGCCAAACAGCAATATAATAACTTTTTTAATGGGGGGCTGTGTTGAAATATGAAACCAACCGAGATTTTAAAACAATTAAAGATTGACAGCCTTAAAGCTAAATATCCTAATTTTCCACCATCAGCTATTCCGGTACCGACTTATTCGGATAAAACCGCTAATGGATTAACTAAAATGGTTATCGACTGGCTTCAGCTAAACGGACATCAAGCTGAACGGATTAACACAATGGGAGTGGCAAGAGTAAACAAAGGGCCAAAAGATGAATCCTTTAACCGAAACTTTACCTCAGTTACCTGGACACCATCCGGAAGCACAAAAGGCTCTGCCGACATTAGCAGCGTTATAAACGGCTTTTCTGTTAAATTGGAGGTGAAGATAGGTAAAGACCGACAAAGTGAAGCACAGCGCAAATATGAGGCTGATATAAAGAAAGCTGGAGGTTATTATTTTATTATAACCGACTTTAATCAATTTTATGAATTATATTTTATATTAATAGATAAACTTAAACCTTATGACCACTTTACATTTTAAAGCATTTGATCAGGCCCACACCGTATTTATTGAAAAAATTATGAATCAACAAGAGATACATGCTTATCTTTCAGATATTTGTAGTACTTTTGTTCTATTATGGTGGGAATATGACTGCACAAATAATAGCTGAGATTCTTTACAAGGAACCAATTTACAGGCAAATTTGCCGAAAGATTGCCCGAAGTAAAGACTTAGCAGATGATTTGTTTCAGCATATTGTTCTTAATGTTTTAGAGGGTAAATGTAAAGGGATTGAAGAAGCAGCCGAACAAGGTAACCTTAGATGGTATTTTGTCCGAGTATGTACTAATCAATATCGAAGTGAAAATACATCTACATTTAGCCGAGAAATGAAACATTTTGAGCCTATCATAGATTGGAAGTTTTATGATTATAATGATGAAGAAGAAGAAGCTTATGACACCGAAGAAGATCAGGCATTTGATATTGAGTATCAAACCTGTAAAGAAATAATTGCAGAAAGGGGATGGTATGAGCAGAATTTATTTGAACTTCATTTGCAGTATAAATCTATTAGACAATTAGCTAAAAAAACTAAAATACCAGCGAGATCAATATACAACTCAATTAAAGCAACTAAACAATATGTCCACAATAGACTTAATTCTACACTCCCTACTTATATCCAGCTTGAGTTGGATATTTGTTATAACAATAGGTAAAGAAGTAGATGTTAAACCATTTAACTGCACTATCTGTATGGGCTTCTGGTTAGGTTTACTATGGTTTATTATTGTTGAACAGACTATATTGTGTTTACCACTTGCTGGATTTACTTCATTAATTACTCAAGTTATTGACCGATGGATGATAAAATTATATTAGATAAACTAATTGCAGCCAAACCTTTGGCCGATTTAATTATTGACCACAATTATTTGCCATCAGGTAATTATAATGTAGTGGTCAGTTTATCCGAGATTTATACTTACTTGTATAAAGGTAACGTACAACTGCATTGCCCAAGCTGTGTGAGGGAAATGTTTATTAGACTTTACCATTATTACTATGTGGATGCAATAAAAGAATTAAAACCAAAAGAAAATGGAACGAGGCAGACCAAGAGCAATAGAAAGTCCTGAAAAACTTTGGGAATATTTTTTGAGTTATAAAGATTATGTTAAAAATAATCCTATAAAAGTACATGATTTTGTAGGCAAAGATGGTATAAGTGTTTATAGAGAAAAAGAAAAACCATTAACTTTAGAGGGTTTTGAATGTTACCTTTTTGACAATAATATTATAAATGATTTAGGGCATTATTTTTCTAATCTAAATAATAAATATGCAGATTTTTTACCTATCTGTTCACACATTCGTAAAGTTATTAGGATGGATCAGATATGTGGAGGTATGGCTGGTATCTATAATCCAAGCATAACACAGCGATTAAATAATTTAGTAGAAAAGCAAGAAACGAAAATAGAGGGTGAAGTTGCTATCTTTAAAGGAATAGATTTAGATGTTTCAAAAAACGACAGCACAAGCTAAAATTGCCAGTTTAAAAAAACGGATTAGGATAGTTCAAGGAGGTACATCCTCAAGTAAAACATTTAGCATATTACCATTATTAATTACCTACGCTATTCAAAAACCAATGACTGAAATAAGCGTGGTTAGTGAAAGCATACCACATTTAAAAAGAGGTGCAATTAAAGACTTCTTAAAAATAATGATGTGGACTAATAATTATAAAGATGACCGCTGGAATAAATCCAGTTTAAAATATAAGTTTAGTAATAATTCATTTATTGAGTTTTTTAGTGCTGATCAACCGGATAAATTAAGAGGTGCCAGGAGGGATGTTTTATTTATTAATGAGTGCAACAATATAGGATTTGAAGCATATCAACAGTTAGCGATACGGACTAAGAATTTTATTTATTTAGATTATAATCCCTCGCATGAGTTTTGGGTGCATGAGCATTTATTAAACGATAATGATTCTGATTTCATTATACTTACTTATAAAGACAATGAAGCATTGGATCCTGCCATTGTTAGGGAAATTGAAAAGGCAAAGGATAAAGCAGAAACATCAAGCTATTGGGCCAACTGGTGGAAAGTTTACGGATTAGGTTTATTAGGTAGCTTACAAAATACTATCTTTGAATTTAATCAAGTTGATAGGATACCAAACGATGCTGAATTTATTGCCTATGGTTTAGACTTTGGATTTAGTTCTGATCCGGCTGCATTGGTAGCTGTTTATAAAATGAATGGTGAATTATTTGTAGATGAATTGATTTATCAAACAGGATTAACTAATTCAGATTTAACTCAGCGATTTAGGGCCATTGGCATAAATGATTATGATAAGATTATAGCAGATAGTGCCGAGCCTAAGAGCATTGAAGATATTTACAGAAACGGATATAAGGCAGTTGAGGGTGCGAGAAAAGGGCCAGACAGTATTAGGGCTGGAATTGATTTAATAAGGCAGCATAAATTAAATGTAACTAAAAGCAGTTTGAATTTAATTAAGGAGTTAAGGGCCTATCAATGGCAGCAAGATAAGGATGGAAATATACTTCCTAAACCGATTGACTTCAACAACCATGCTATTGATAGTTTACGATATGCTTGTTTAAATAGCTTAACACAAAATAAAGGAGATTACTTAATATTATAAACTACGAAAAATGAAAAAAATACTCGCTATTATTCCATCCCAAGTAGATGGATGTACTTATCACCGGATTGAGATACCACTCCACCACTTAACTGGTTTTGATTTAGCACAGGTTAATCAATTAGATGCAATGTCAGATATTGCTTTACGAGAATATGAGATTGTATGGTTTAACCGTTTAAATGGCATAGTAGATTCAGATGAACAGATAAATAGATTGAAGTCATTAGGGATTAAATACGTTATTGATTTTGATGATTTATGGAATTTACCTCAAGATCATTTACTTTATGGCAGTTATAGGTATTATGATATACCAGGTAAACTAATTAGATTGGCTAAAAATGCAGATGCAATTATAACTACTCACAGCTATTTAGCTAATAAGCTAAAGAAATTTAATAAGAATATAGTTATTGCACCTAATGCTATTGATCCGGAACAACCACAATGGAAAACTGAAAGCAATGTATTAAATGAGCACACGATATTTGGCTGGTGTGGAGGTGTAAACCATTGGTGCGATTTAGAATTATTAACCAATAGCCTTAGGTTAGCGCGAGATAATAATTATGGTTTAGCATTAGGCGGTTATAATCCGAGTGCTATTTGGGATCAGTTCGAGAATATATTTACAGGCGGCAAATATGATAGATATGTAAGGATAGATGGTCAGGATGTTTACAATTATGGTAGGCTTTATGACTTCTTTACAACGGTACTTATACCATTAAAGAAGAATGAATTTAACAGGTGCAAAAGTGAACTCAAAATGCTGGAAGCTGGATTTAAAAAGAAAGCAGTAATTGTAAGCAATATACATCCATATTCATTAGTCATTAATGATTCTAACTGTTTAAAAGTTGATGAAGCACAGGGCAATGGCTGGTTTAAGGCTATGAAGAAAATAAGCGAAAGTAAATTCTATGAGGCAGATTTAGGAGAAGCACTTTATGAAACTGTAAAAGACAAGTATCATATTAAGTTAGTTAATAAAATTAGAGAAGAATTATTTAATAGCTTATGAACAAAATACATCCAACAGCATTAATATATCCCAATGTTCAGATAGATGATGACGTTGAGATAGGCCCTTATTGTATTATAGGCGCACCACCTGAGCATACTAAATTTTATAATAGTGTAAATATGGGAGTTATTATAAAGAAAGGCACAATAATAACTGGCCACGTAACTATTGATTCAGGAATTTATCTACCTACAATAATTGAAGAAAACTGCTTTATTATGAAAGCGGTACACATAGGCCACGATGGCCACATAGGTGCAAATAGTATTATATCAGCGCACACCGTTATGGCTGGTCATTGTAAGATAGGCAATTATACAAACATTGGTATTAATTGCAGCTTACATCAATTCAGTTTAATTGGTGGAGGTAGCATGGTGGGAATGGGATCAGTAGTAACTAAGAAAAGCATAATTGAGCCATTTGCTAAAGCAGTTGGAAGTCCAGCGCATGAGATAGGTACTAATCATTATAAGTTAAATACATTGTTAAATTGGGATATACAAGTAATAAATGAGCAATACAAGTCAGCCGAAAATAGCGGTATGTTTTATAACACTAAACAGGGAAAACTTAACTAAAGCAACTATTGAAAATGCAAAGGCAAAGGCCGGTATTGACTTTGATTTCTTTGCTTTGGATCAGGGTAGCACAGATGGAGTATTTAATCTAATTGAGCCTAATGTTACTTATTATGTAAAGAAAAAAGAAAATATAGGTGTAGCATCTGGATTTAATTTTCTATGGAATATGGCCAAACACATGGATTATGATTTCATTTGTAACATAGGTAATGATATTGATTTACCACAAAACTGGTTAAAGGAATTTTACGAAACCTATGTAGCAATAGATAAAGAGCATCAGTATTTAGCTATTCATTCAGTTGAAGCTTTACCAAGTCAAAAGATAACAGTAAACAATAAACAATATATCCCCTCCGATACTATATTCGGATGTACTTTTTTTAATATATCGTTATTAGATTATGTAGGATATTTTAA